AACAATATTATGGTGATAATGTTGAATCAATTCAAATTAATACAAATGACATGTTAAGGATTGATATAATATCTAGTGGTGGATCTGAGGATCCTTATCTTTTGTTTACTCAAAGTTTAGTTTAATTTTCACCATATATATCTTTTTTATCCTTACATTTTTCAATGATTAATGACTCCAAAAATTTATATATTTTAAGTCCTCGTTTATCGCAATATTTTTTTAGGACTTCGTGAACTTCGGAGTCAATCTTGAGGTTTTTTATCTTCTTGTTATCATTAGTCATAGAGGCAGAAAAAAGGCAGAATAAAATCTTACCAAAATATAAATACTTTTAGTAATGTAAAGTTTTTAGTATTTTACAAAGTATTTATAGAAATAAATAACTAAAAAAAAATATTTAACATGGCAACTAATAGTAAAGTTTTTGTTTCACCAGGTGTTTATACCTCAGAAGTTGATTTAAGTTTTGTGGCACAAAGTGTCGGAGTAACAACTTTGGGTATCGTGGGAGAAACGTTAATTGGTCCAGCATTCGAACCAATTTTTATCACAAGTTTTAACGAATTCCAAACGGTATTCGGTGGAACATCACCAGAAAAATTTATAAACACACAAATCCCTAAATATGAGGCATCTTATATCGCCAAAGCATATTTACAACAATCAAACCAACTATTTGTAACAAGAATATTAGGTTTGTCAGGATATGATGCGGGTCCGTCTTGGTCTATCGCAACTGTTGCAAATGTTGATCCATCAACTGTTGGTATTTGGTGCTTAAGTTCAGTTACTGATGTATATACTTGTGAAACAATATGTGCTCTTCCTTACCAAGAAAGTTATTTCGTAGCATTTAGTGGTTGTAATAATGATGTGTCAACAATTTCATATCTATCACAATTCCCTCAAGAAATTCAAGATATTCTTTATAGTCAATACGAACAATTTGATGGAGGCACTTCCACATTAAATGATGACATTAGAAGTTTGATTTTTGATGTTATCACAAATTCAAACCCATTTACCGCAGAAGATAAATACATTTCATATTTTGGATCTATAGATACTGATGATTACAACACTTTAACAAACGCAGGGTGGTCAGCATCTACAAACGTATTTGGAGTTCCTTCAGTTTCACTTGATGATACTGATTTAGAATCAGCTTTAAATGATCCTTGGTATTATGCATTATTTAATACTACTGGTAATACAAATTATAGTGGATATTCATTTTTCACTTATGTTACGGACTTAACTATGAATCCAGTTACGACTACAACAACGTTAACTCCTTCTCCAACACCAACACCAAACCCTTGTACAACACCAATTCCTATAACACCAACTACAACGACAACAACTTTACCGTTAAATTGTTATCAAGGAACTCTAGTATTAAAAATGTATTTCTATACAGGAACATCGTTTACGGAGTATGATAACGTAGTTGTTGGGTCTTTAAGGTCAAGAGGTGTTGCAACATACTCAACCGGAAATAACCCGTCTTATTCTGTTACAGGAACATCAGAGGTTTCTTTAAATATGACTGGTCAATATTCTTCAGTTCTTAAAAATCCTTATACCACTTTTGGTGTAAACGTTACTGATAAGTTTGGTGTCAAATATTTCTTTGAAACTTCATTTAGTCAAAACGACCCTGAGTATTGGAGTAAAGTATTTGGTGTAACTAACTTTCAAAAACCAAGAATTGAGGTTCCTGTGTTTGCAGAAGAAAATTTCCAATCTTGGCTAAACTTTGCTTGGAGGAAAGGTTACATTAAAGGTCTTAATCCAAACCTAATTGCTCTTGATTCCGCACAAAGTAGTGATCCAAATTCAATAGGATGGTATTTAGATAAATGGCAAACACCATACTCTCCATTTGTTGTGTCTGAACTTAGAGGTAATAAAGTTTATGATTTATTTAGATTCTATACAATTTCTGATGGTGACGGGGCCAACACCTTAATTAAAATTTCAATAATTAATCAAACATTTAATAATTTAACGTTTGATATATTAATTCGTGATTATTTTGATACAGATGCAAATCCTGTTGTTTTAGAAAAATTCACAAACTGTGCAATGGATCCAGGACAAAATAATTATATTGCAAACAAAGTTGGAACTTTAGATGGTGAATACGTATTAAATTCAAAATATGTTATGGTTGAAATGTCTGAAGATGCTCCAATTGACGCTCTTCCTTGTGGATTTAACGGTTTTAATTTTAGAAACTACGCAGGAGCACAGTCACCATTCCCGATAATTAAAGGTAAGTATGATTTCCCTGGTGAAGTTATTTATAATCCTCCATTTGGTTTATCTTCAGGAAACGACGATGCTTTGGTTAGTTCAGGTGATAACGTTAGAAGAACTTACTTAGGTATGTCTAATTCTTATGGTTGGGATCCTGCATTCTTTGAATATGTTGGTAAAAGAAACCCTATTAACTCTTGTGATATTGAGGGTCTACCTTTTAATTACAGATCAGCTGGTTTCCACATGGATGTAAATGCAAGTGGATTAACAATAGGACCCGAGTTTTCAACAAGTGGTGGACAAAGATTTATTTGTGGTAACTCACCATTTATAACAGACCCTGAATTACCAACAAACGCATATTATAGACTGTTCGCTCGTAAATTTACATTCTTAGTTCAAGGAGGATTTGACGGATGGGATATATATAGAGAATGGAGAACAAACGAAGATAGATTCCAAATTGGTAGAACCGGATATTTGAATGGGGCTTGTCCTTCATCACGTTATCCTACAGCTAAAGGTTGGGGAGCATTTAAAGAAATTTCTCTTGGAGATGGAACTCAAAATTTTGCAAATACCGACTACTACGCATACTTGTTGGGTCAACAAACATTTGCTAATCCAGAATCAACTAATATTAATGTATTTGTAACACCTGGTATTGATTATGTTAATAACAGTAATTTGGTTGAAGATGCGGTTCAGATGATTGAATTCAATAGAGCTGACTCTTTGTATATTACAACAACCCCTGACTACGATCTTTACTTACCAACAACTACTGGTGGGGATGGATTAATTTATCCAACTGAGGCGGTAGATAACTTAGATAACACAGGAATTGACTCTAACTATACCGCAACTTACTATCCGTGGGTATTGACAAGAGACAGTGTAAACAACACACAAATTTATATTCCACCAACAGCTGAAGTTACAAAAAACTTGGCATTAACTGACAACATTGCATTCCCTTGGTTCGCAGCGGCAGGTTACACTCGTGGTATAGTAAATTGTATAAAGGCTCGTAAGAAATTAACTCAAGAAGATAGAGACATTCTTTATAACGGAAGACTTAATCCAATTGCAACCTTCTCAGATGTAGGAACTGTAATTTGGGGTAATAAAACTCTACAAGTTAGAGAGTCTGCTCTTGATAGAATCAACGTTAGAAGATTGTTATTACAAGCACGTAAATTGATTTCAGCGGTATCCGTGAGGTTATTGTTTGAACAGAACGATGCACAAGTAAGACAAGACTTCTTAAATGCGGTGAATCCAATCTTAGATGCGATTAGAAGAGACAGAGGTCTTTATGACTTTAGAGTAACAGTTTCTAGTGATCCTGAAGATTTAGATAGAAACCAAATGACCGGTAAGATTTACATTAAGCCAACTAGAGCTTTAGAATTTATAGATATAACCTTCTACATTACTCCAACTGGAGCATCGTTTGAGAATATATAAATCGGTTTAAAATACAAACACAAAAGAAAGGGGTATCGAAAGTTCCCCTTTTTTGTTAAACAAACTATTTATTATTATGAATTATAAAAATACGGTAAGAGAAATCATTAGTGAGATTATTCACGATCAGATGACCCCTACTATGAAGTATTATGCTTTTGACTGGGATGACAATCTAATGTATATGCCAACCAAAATATATTTAAAGGATGATAAGGGAAATTCTGTTGGTATGTCTACCGAAGATTTTGCAGAATATAGAACTAAGATTGGTGAAAAACCTTTTAAATATGAAGGACATACTATAGTTGACTTTTATGACAATTCTTTTAAGAACTTCAGAGTTCCTGGTGATAAGTTATTTATGAAAGATTCTATGACGGCTGAAACAGGTCCTGCTTGGTCTGATTTTGTTGAGGCGGTTAATAACGGGTCAATTTTTGCAATCGTCACAGCAAGGGGACATACCCCATCTGTGATCAGAAATTCCATTTATAATTTAATAAAACAAAACAAAAACGGATTATCTTCAAGTGAGTTAGTTAAAAATCTTAAAAAATATAGAGAATTATCAGATGAGGATGATTTATCCAATGATGAACTAATAAAGTCTTATTTGGATATGTGTAAATATTATCCTGTAACTTTTGGTGAGGGATCAGCTGCGAATCCAGAAGAATTAAAAGTTAAATATATGAAAGAATTTATGACATATGTTAAACAAATGTCCCAACAACTACAAGAGAAAGCTTTTATAAAGAATAAAATAAGTAATTATTTTAACCCTTTTATTGGTTTTTCAGATGACGACATAAGAAATGTGAATACAATGAGAAAAAATTTTCCAAATAAAGATGAATTAAAGATTTATGCTACATCTAAAAAAGGAAAAGAAGAATATGAATAATAATTAATAACTGGATCTAGTAATAAGATATTTTAAAAAAAAGTGGAAGTAAATAGAAAAAAAAATTATTACATGTATTTATAATAAAAAATAAACAAAAAAATAAAAAAACAAATTATGGCTGATTTACTAATGAAAATGCCGATACCCTACGAACCAAAAAGGGAAAACCGATGGATCTTAAGATTTCCTTCGTCACTTGGTATAAATGAGTGGTATGTAGAGTCCACGGCAAGACCTTCTCTTACTATTGCAGCAACGCCAATTCCTTTCCTAAATACGGAAACATACGTTGCTGGTAGATTTACTTGGGGTGAATTAGCGGTAACTTTTAGAGACCCTATTGGTCCATCAGCATCACAGGCATTAATGGAGTGGATTCGTTTATGTGCTGAATCTGTAACAGGACGAATGGGATATGCGGCTGGTTACAAAAAAAATGTTGACCTTGAAATGTTAGACCCAACCGGAGTTGTTGTTGAAAAATGGATTTTAGAGGGAGCTTTTTTAACAAAATATGATGGTGGAGCTTTAACATACACTAGTGATGGTTTAGCTAAAGTAACGAGTTCTATGAGAATGGATCGTTGTATATTAGTATATTAATTTTTTAATAAACAATATTATTAATTCCTATATGTTTTTATGTATGGGAATTTTTTTTTGTAAACGTTATGTAATTGTTTTAATCTTTACAAAAAAACATATGTTAATTATGTTTAAATTAAAAAAAATATGGAACAAAATGCTTACACGGCAGGACAAGCCGATTTCAATTTACCACACGATGTTATAACCCTACCTTCTGGAGGGATCTTTTATAAATCTAAAAAGAAAACCATTAAAGTTGGTTATTTAACTGCGTTTGATGAAAACATAATTGCCGAAGCTGACTATAAAAAAAGTATTCAAGAAAGTATAGTTCTTCCTTTGCTTAGGAATAAAATTTATGAAAAAGATTTAAGACCTGAAGAATTAGTTGACGGAGACGTTGAAGCAATACTTTTATTTTTAAGAAACACGTCTTTTGGTCCCGAATATCCAATAACCGTAAATGATCCGAATACAGATAAAAAATTTACATCAACAATTTTGTTGGACGAATTAAATATTAAAAAACCAAAAAATATTCCAAATGAGGAAGGTTTGTTTGACACAACTCTTCCTGTTTCTAAAAAACAAGTTAAATTAAAGATTTTAAATATCTCTGATAAAATTAAAATAGAAACAATTTTAAAATCATATCCTAATGATAGAACAGCACCATCAATAACAACAAAATTATCTTTAATTATTGTATCTATTGATGGTAATACAGACAAGGGAAATATAGCAACATTTATTCAACAAATGCCAATTGCCGATTCTAAATATATTAGAAGATTTATAGCCGAAAACGAACCAAGATTAGACTTATCAAAAGAAATTATCGCCCCGTCTGGAGAAAAAGTAATGATCGACATTACTTTTGGGGTGGAATTTTTTCGGCCTTTCATATCAGTATAAAACAATAATAATTGACGAATTTTATTATTTTTCAAGAATCTTTAGAACCCAATATTCTGAGTTTATTAATATGCCAACTTATGTGAGAAAATATTTGATCAATAAATATGTTGAGGATAATAAAAAAACACAATAAAAGTATTTATTAATTAAACTAATATATGGCATTTTTTTTTAGTAATACTACTGGAACTAGTTCGTTAGGGGATGATATATTAAGTGGAACAGCTGCCGACTTTGATAAAAACGCATATACTTTAAACATTGGAGCTATCACCGCAAAAATTGGCGAACAATTTGAAGGACTACTTAATTCAATTAATCCATTAGATAGTACTATTTTCGCGCAGTTAGAAACATCTGCAAACAGTGTTCAAAAAGCCTTTGGTTTATCTAAAGAAAGGATGGACGAGTTTAAAACTAGTATTGCTGATGTAGCGCCTGAATTAACTAAATTAGATTATAGTGAAAGTGAGATAACTACAAATTTAATATCAATTATGCAAGGTCTTGGAGGGGCGGCCAGTGTTAGTAAAGAGGCCATTGTAGAATTAAGTGCCGCGGCAAAACTTACTGGTCAAGACGTTGGTACGTTAACAACTAACTTTAGAGATGTTGGAATTTCTGTTTATGATGTTGGGGAACAAATGAAAACTGTGACTGAGGTTGCGAGATCGGCCGGAGTTTCAGTTAATCAGGTTTCAGGTAAAGTAATGAACAATTTAGAAAAAATGAATCTCTTTAATTTTGAAAACGGAGTTAAAGGGTTGGCTAAAATGTCGGCACAAGCAGAAAGACTTGGAATTAAAATGGAACAAATATTTGCTCAATCAGAAAAAGTTATGAATCCAGAAGGGGCAATTGATATGTCAGCAGCACTACAACGATTAGGCGTAACATCAAGTGGTTTATTAGACCCTTTAAGGGCAATGGATATGTCTCAAAACGATCCTGAACAATTTCAAAAAGAAATTGTAAATCTTGGTAAAGAATTTACACGGTTTAATGAAAAAACGGGGCAGATGGAAATTCTTCCTGGGGCTAAAAGAAGAATGAAAGAAGTTGCAGAAGCTGTTGGATTGACCGCAACAGAATTTTCAAAAATGGCACTTAAAAGTTCCGACTTTGAAATGAAACTTAAACAAATTAAAATGCCGTCTTTAGGTATTGATGATGACGAAACTAAAGAAATGATTGCCACAATGGCACAAATGAAAGATGGGGTTGCTACAATCCAAGTTAGAGATAAAGAAACCGGAATAACAACGGAAAAAAAGGTAGAAGAATTAACACCTGAAGATATTGAAAATTTAAAAAAGGCAAATGAAGATTCTTC